CTGCTCAAAGAGCAGGTCGAGCAAGGCAGATGTCACGTCGACGAGCCGGGCGTGGTGCATGGCCGTTTCCACGGTCAGACCTTGGCGGCTGCGGCGGCGGGAACCAGCTTTGTGAGCCGGGGCGAAACGGCAAGGTTGCCAGAGCGGTCGACATAGAACGACTCGGGGGCGAGGGTGTATTCACCAGCGGGATAAAACAGGGCTGCACCCTGTTCGTTCTTTTCGAGGATGATTTCGGTTTTTTCTGGATAGGGATTTTTCTTGCCGTCACGGCCATACGTGTGCACGTAGACGGTTTGGAAGTTGAGGGAGTAAGGTTTGCCGCTTGCTTTGGCGTTGCCGCTTTGGTTGCGGACTTCGGTCGACGTCACCGATACTTGAATCATGTTGAACTCCGGTTTGTATGTTTACAGGCCAGAGTATTTGTAATCAGGAGTGATTTATGGAATCCGTAAAACCACTGATTGACAGGGCGTCAGAAATGTGCGGGGGTGACTCTGCCCTAGCGGAAAAAATGGGCATACCACGTCAAAACGTGTACTTGATGAGGACTGGAAAGCGCCCAATATCCCCAGCCACAGCGGCAGAGCTGGCAGACATTGCGGGCGATGACGCACGCGAAGCAGCGATCGAAGCAATCATCGAAAGCGCCAAAGGGACACGCCGGGAAAGCGTGTTGCGTGAGATTTTGGGAAAGGCGCTAGCCGCTGGCGTGGCGGGGATGTTGGTTTTTTCCTACAACGGCGACTCGATTTCCGCTACGGAAAAGATAGCTAGAACAGTAGACAGCTTATACATCGTATCTAGCAGGTTGATTAATTGGTTCCGTGGTGTGTTGATGCGCTGCATGGGCGATTTCACTGGCGTGAACCGGGCTCTGGCCTTCGGTTGAGCCAACCAGCCACCCCAGCGCCAGCGCTAACGCTCGGGGTTCGGCACTTGTCCTGCGGGGTCTCGCACCCATGCTCAGGGCGTCTCACTGGTTCGGCGGGGCCACGCAGTCGGCCTCGGGGCGTGTCACTTGTCCTGCGGGGATTCGCATTGCGCGTGGGGGGCGTGTCACTTGTCCTGCGGGGCCGCTCAGTCGCTTTGTGCAATCACCGTGCTGCCCGCCCGTCTCAATGCATACGCACTAACGATCCCTATCGCGGGGCGTTGCCCCCGGTCTCCGACCTCCCCCAATAACCGGCCCGCTGGGCCATAGATTGAGCGCCTAGGGCGCTTGTACGCGCTGCCGCGCGGCGTCTGCTGCCCGTCATAGTCCGCGCCCTGCATCGTTCCACTGATTTTTTCGCCTCTACGGCCAACAGTACACCGGGCCGCGCCCTCCATTCCGGGCATTCATAAATCGAGATTTACAAAGCTTCCCTGCACTCCGGTCGCGTCCCGGTGTCCTTTATGGCACGGCGAAAAACTCAGCGGAACGGTGCAAGCAAGAGCGGCTTGCACGGGCAACAGACAAACGTTGTCCCGGCTCGAAATCTAGCAGCCCGGTACAAATAGGAGAAAGTCATGATCGCAGCGAACTACAGAAAGCACCCCGAAGCGATGGCACTGCAAATGGTTTTGCCGTTTGGCCGTGCTCTGGTGTGGGCTCTTGATCGCCCGACTACGCGGGCTCTCCGGGCGATTCGCGCAGCGCGTGCGGCTGCGTTCAAGGCTGCGGGCCGGGTGGCATATCCTGAAAAGAAAACGAGCCCTGCATGGGCTCGTGAAGCTGCCAAGAAGGCCCGAGAGCTTGGCCGTTTGGTGAAGGAGGCTTGCCGGTCGCTGTGCTGAATTATTGGGTCAAGCTTGAGCGAACCTGCGCGTTACGAGCGGCAAGGCCTTGCAGGTAATGATTTTGAGGTGGCTCAGTGCGTGCGGCAGGCATAGGCACTGGGACAGATCGAACAGGGTCAACCTGGGCCACCTGCTGGCCTTGCTGCTGCTGAATAGGCTGCTGATAACGATCTTTCGGGCTGTATTCGCCCTTGGCGCTTTTCCAGTCCATGAAAAAGCCCTGAGCGACGATCTGAAGGCACACTGTGCCGCTTACCTGCAATAGCGTCGCCTGCTGGGTGTAGCACTTGCAGGTTTTGCCCATCTTAACGCAGGCGGCAGGGTAAGGCGCTTCTGTTGGTTTGGTCACATCGTCATAAGCCGGTGCGGTGTGCGGGAAGTCGGCAAGGCGTGCAACGCGCTCAGTGACGTATTCATGAGCGGTAAGCTTGCGATTGGGCTGTAAGGGCTGCTGGCGGTCCTGTGATGGCGTTTGTCCTGGCGCTGTAGTTTCGTTCTCGGTAGATGGCTTTGCATGTTTGGTGACATTGCCATAGAAACCGCTGATAGCGAAATAGCCAAAAACGGGTACGAGCAGCGCGCAGCCCGCGAGCATCCAAACAGCCTTCGGAATGCGCTTTTTACCAGTGTGGAGGCTGGCCGAGCGATACCAGCCGTAAACCTCTTTCGGAAAAGCTTGCATAGAGACAGAACCGGTAGACCCTGAACCGTCTTTCTCACACTGTGGATTGACGGCGGGCCACTCCAGAACGCTTACCAAGTCAGCACCAAAAGTTCGCTTAAGGTGACGATGCCACCCAGGCGAACCAATCAAACGACGCACAAAAACATCAATATTTTGTGGGTGCTGGGTGACCAAATAGAAATCAAACCCGCGCCTGCGATGTTCTGCAAGCATCCGGACATGATCTGGCGGCGTGCTACCTGTAGGCCTTGTTGGGAAATCGTTGTGGCACTCATCAATCAGAAATATGGTGCCGTCTGGCTGCGCTTGCCAGTCCTTGGCATCAATTTTTTTCCAGCTATCCAGCTCCCCACCCTCGACGGGTTCAAAGCGCCCGTTGTGACATACCGGGCGGCCCTCTTTTACTGATCTTTCTCGCACCCACTTGAGGGTATTGAGGGTCTTACCTGCGCCGTTCGCGCCAGTAATGAGATACAACATTATTTATGCATCCACTTTTTCATGGTGTCACCCGTTAGGCCATCAATCACCAACTTGGCCGCAATTGCACTGGTGACGATGCTGATGCATTGACCAACCTTAAGGATGCCAAGCAGGCCGAAAACTTCAGGAGGCAGACCGCCAAACGCACTAATCGCCTGGGCCTTGAGAGCATCAAGAGTTATGGTAATGCCGGTATAAGTGACAACGGAAATGCCCAAAGCAATGAGGACACGACCAACCAACGTGCCCACGATATTTATGAGCATGCCGCCGATGGCCATAACGAATACAGGCATGATTTAACCCCTTGCGACGATGCGCAGAGCGAGAAGGAAAGAAACGGCGAGCAAGACATTGCCCAGCGCAGCGAGGTACGGATTAAGCATGGAAAATGGCAGACTAATGGACTGGCCCAAAACCGTAACATTAAGATCAGCAATACCAGCAGCCGAGGAACCAAGAGCGTCGCTTGAATCAATACGACCCGCAATATTCACCGTTTCGTTACCCGGTAAATTCGTGGTCTGGTTTCCTTCTTTGCCCTTGTTCGACTGGTAAAGCTGGGACTCTTCGCTGGTGTCGTCGAAAAGCTTACACGCCCGCCTATGCTGCTCTTGAGCAATAGCGCATTGAATAGCATCACCTTCACAAGTAAACCCTGAACCGCACGCGCCGCCGAATGCAGAGCCATCATCTTCACCAGTATCACAAATCTTGACACCGGGGTTTTCTGCACAAAATCCCTTTTGTCCTTGAGTGCTAACAGTCGTATTGCTAGTGGTGGTGCTAGCGCCGGTGGAATTGTTCGTGGTTGTCGTTGTTGTTGTTGTTGTCGTGGTGCAAACACCATTTTTGCACTCGGTACGACTATCAGTTTTGGTTTTCTTTGTATCAGTACCGTTATTTTCCTCGGTCTCTTTGGTGTCATCACCAACGCCAGAATCAGGCCTCTTGTTCACACAAACTTCAACGCCATTAACAGTACCGGTAAAGCCACTCGGGCACTTTTCCTTCGGAGGCGCAGGCTTAGGTGTCTCACCAGGGCCGAGGGTGCAACTTTGGTCTACCGTATTGCCATTACTTGCGAAATCAAACTCGCCCTCTGAAACCCAATTAGGCGAAGCATCAGTTCCAAAATTAACTGCCGATTGCTTATCAAATGTGACCTTACAACCCTTGCCAGCAGAAATATCATAACCGGGCGGTATCGGAACGCAAAACTGCGCATCATAAGCAATATTGCCCTGCAAACGCTGGGTAGTAACAAGCTCCCCACCGGGAAGGGAATTTGAAAGAGACCAATTCCAGCAAGCTGCGCGATCAGGTTGAGGCGACTCACATGCACCGCCAACTTCTACAAGAGGCGCAGGACAAACACAAGACGAGCCAGAGAGAACAGCCGGAGGAGGGCAAGAAGCACCAACTTTTGACCAGGTGACAATAAAACCACCACCGGTGTTGACGTAAGAACCACCACCCCAGCAATCGGGTGTTGAATGATTAAATGTAATAGACGTATCGGTTTGGTCAGAAACAAATACCGTAGCTGGAGGAGAAGCACTAGGAAAGGCAGTGCCGGTGCCACATTTACCGCGAACACCATCAGTATTAATCCATGCAGTGTATACAGACTGGCGAGTATCACGAGTGCCACAGGCATTACCAGCTTGGCCACCGCGACAATAATTATCAACTGGAATAATCGTCGAATGAGCAAAAGCGATATTGAACAAGCCAATAGCAACAATAAACAGGCGAATTAAGCGGTAAAGATCAACCACGCAGCCCCCAATATTGCAATGATGATGAATAAGCCCATGTGTTCCACCTTGGAGAAGCCCACCGCGTAGGCTTTTTCAAGGCCCCTGCCGGCCGGTCAGGGAGCGCATGCAGTGAGGGCTTAGGACAGAGCGCGGCGAACCCACTTGAAGGCCTTGATGGCCACATAGACCATCAACACAGCGGCACCGATAGACGTAATTGGCGCAATTTGAGCGCCGATGTCAGTGACGACAGCGGCAACGTCCACAGCAGCAGCATTTGCAGCACCAGTCAGGGCCAAAGAACCAGCAGCCAGAAGGGCGCGATTGAAAGTTTTGTTCATCTCAGTTTTCCTCAGTAGTTGAATTTCCATCGGTATGCCGGAGGGTTTGGATAAGGGCACGAAAGCCCCATCCAACCGCCCAGATTGCAAGGATGGCGCCTGCAATTGCTGCTCCCTCCTCTGCGCTCAGTTGCAGAGGTGGGAGGCTTAATTCATGAACCACGGTAACAGTGCAGACCGTGGGGCATTCGATGACGACAGGGTCAGCCATCAATGCACCGTTTCAGGTTTGAGCCAAGAGAAAGGACCGGAAGGGTCGATGCGCCTTGGCGTGGTGCGGATTCGGATAAAGCTCTGAAAACCGCCGCCTGTTGGTGCGAATTCAGACAGGAGAAGCTCTCCTGTTTCATGATTGATAAAACCGCCTCCCGGCGCAGGCTTGAAGCGGTCGGAGACAGCAGCATTGCCCTGCACATAAGCAGGCCACAACA